CTAATGATATATTTAACCGTATGGCCTAATTTAAATTAATTAATTATGAGTGATTTTTATCCCCTAGACCGAGCGAAAGTTGCTGTGCATCGCTCTTCCTTTGATTTGTCTAGTAAAAAGTTATTTACGGCGAAAATTGGAGAAATTCTTCCTTGTTATTGGCAGATTGCTATTCCTAATAATAAGTATCGTATTTCTTCTGATTGGTTTACTCGTACTGTTCCTGTTAATACGGCTGCATATACTCGTATTAAAGAGTATTATGACTTCTATGCTGTGCCGCTACGTCTGATTTCTCGTGCTCTTCCGCAAGCATTCACCCAGATGACGGATTATGCGACGTCTGCTGCTAGTAATACTGCTAATACTCAGCTTCTGAGTTCTGTTCCGAATTCGACGTTGAATCTGATATCTTTAAGTCTCCAGACTGTCTCCTCTACAGATCTCTTAGATGACGCTGGTTTGCCATATGTTTATGGAGCTTCTAAGGTATTAGATATGCTTGGATATGGTTCTTTTCTCTCGTCTTCAAATTCTTATAAGGCCGCTATTACCAAAGCTTATTTAGGTCTAGACTCTACCTCTGCTGCTGATGCTTCTAACCCTTTGGTTTATAGTGTCAGTCAGACTGTCAATATCCTTCCTTTGCTAGCTTATCAGAAGATTTATTATGATTTCTTCTCTGAATCTCAGTGGGAGAAGCATCTAGCTTATGCTTACAATGTTGATTATTGGGATGGTAAATCGCAATTGAATCTTGCTCCTGAAATGCTTCAGCTTCGGTATGCAAATTATCCGAAAGATTATTTTATGGGTATTTTGCCGCGTAGTCAGTACGGTGATGTAGCTGTTTTACCCTCTTCTTATCATCCCACTCTTACTTCTGATCGAATTGTAACCAACACTCCTTCCGGTTCTTCAGGTTCTTCATCTTACTTGATCAACCCTGCTTCTGGAACCTCTGTTGTAACCAATACTCCTAATCCTTCTGCTTCCTCTGCATTGACAGTTCGTCTTAATTCTGACCTTTCTGCCCTCTCAATCCGTGCAACGGAATATTTACAGCGTTGGAAAGAAGTAGTTCAATTCGCAAGCAAGGATTATTCAGACCAGATGTATGCTCAATTTGGTATTAAAGCTCCTGAGTATATGGGTAATCATGCTCATTATATCGGAGGTTGGTCTAGTGTAATCAATATTAATGAAGTCTTGAACACCAACTTGGAATCTGCTGGTTCTCAAGCCGTGATTGCTGGTAAAGGTGTAAGTTCTGCTTCCGGTCATACGTTGACTTATGATTGTGGCGCTGAGCATCAGGTTATTATGTGTGTATATCATGCTGTACCTCTGGTTGATTGGAACCTGACAGGTCAGAATCCTCAGTTGACTGTTACTTCTATTTCTGATTTTCCTCAACCTGCATTCGATCAATTAGGTATGCAAGCTGTCCCTGCTCTAAATCTTCAGAATAACCCGTCTCGTTCTGTTTCTGGCTCTCTTGGTTATAATCTTCGTTATTGGCAATGGAAATCTAATATTGATACTGTCCATGCTGCGTTTCGTTCTGGTATGGCATATCAGTCTTGGTCTGCCCCTATTGACGGTTGGAGTGTCTTGACGTCTTCTGGTGCTTGGTCGTATCGATCAATGAAGGTTCGTCCTCAGCAATTAAATTCTATTTTTGAGCCTCAGGTTTCAGGTCAGAATTGTTCTGTTGCATTCGACCAGTTATTGTGTAATGTTAATTTCCAGGTTTATGCTGTGCAGAATTTGGATAGAAATGGTTTACCTTATTAAATTGCTTGTTATGAGAAGTTTTGCTTATAAAAATGAGAATTTTGAGAAGGATTCCTATACTCCTGAATTGGTAGAAGGTAATCCGTGTTATCAGGCTTCTGTTTATGACTCTGTCATGTATGATGAGTCTCCTGATGGAGATTTGATTCAATGTGATATGACCCAAATCCTCTTGAACCAGGAGAAATATCGTCGTCTTCTTGGCGATATGAATGTGAATAATATTCTTGCTCAGATGCACCCTACCCCATCTACTCCTATGGATGATATGACGGACGAGGAACGTTTTAACTGTGTTATATCCCGTCATTGTCAAACTATGTCTGAACGTCAGGTTGTGTTGGAACAATTGGCTCAGGAGAAATCCGAGTTGACTGCATATGCTGAGTCTATGTTGGCAGAGGAAAAGGCAGCGCCTACCCTAGAGGTTTCCGCCCCTGCCGCTAGTGCACAATGAGGTACTTAGAGATTGGAGAGAGCATGCTCTCTCCTAGAAATGAACATCATTTTCTTGGTGCTGCTATTAGTGGTATTTTTGGTTCGTTACAGCAATCTAGTGCTAATCGTGCTAATTTCCGTAATACCCAGACTACTAATAAGTTTAATATGCTGGAAGCCCAGAAGCAGCGTGATTGGCAAGAAAAAATGGTTGATGAATCGCGCGAGTATAATTCTCCGGAAGCTATGATTTCCCGCGGTTTAAATCCGTTTATGTCCGGCTCTGCCGCTCAGACAGGTGCTGGTTCAGGTTCTTCACCCTCTGGCGCCCAGGCTTCTGCCGCTAATCCTATTCCGTATCAGGCTTATCATCCTGATTTTTCAAGTGTGGATACTGCTTTGGCTTCATTCGCGCAGGCTAAAAAACTTCTTTCTGAGTCTAATCAGATTAATGCTATGACGCCATATATGATTGAAAAGATGAAAGGTGATACGAATTATAAGCAGATAGGTGTCGGTGAATCTGGCTATTGGAATAAGCAAACAGGTCGTATTTCTGCTGAATTAGACCAATCTATGGAGCGTCAACAATTAGAGAATGCTGTCACTGCTGGTAAGCTTTCTGCCGCTCAAACGACCCAGGTTTATTTACAGGCTGATTCTCAAGCTATTTTGAATAAGTATATGGATACTCAACAGCAAGCAGAATTGTTTACGAAATCTCAGTATCTTTATAATCTTGTACAGCAAGGTGCTTTAACTGAGAAGCAGGTTCAAACTGAGCTTCAGCGTGCTATTCAGATATCTGCTCAGACGCAAGGTCAGAAGATTTCTAATAAGATAGCTGCTGGTACTGCTGATGCCCTGATGTCTGCTACGAATATGGCTTACTATACGCAGTATTATGATTCTCTTTGGGATTATAAGAACGTAAATAATCGTAAGAATATGCAGTATTCTAAGGATAAAGCTCTCCGTGACTATTATCGATGGTCCGCTGGAAATGCTAAGAAAGACTTTGATTCCTACGGTATTCGTAATGCTGTGGATTATGGTACTAAGATTTTTCAGCATATTCCTAGGCTTAAGTTTAGTTCTCGTGGTAATCCATCTTCGGCTAATGGTATCGGTTACTAATCTATTCTTCTTCAATAGTTATGAGATGTGAATTGTGTATTAATTTGCGTCCCGTGCTTCAGGACTAAGAGCCCATCGCGGCTCTGGAGCGATATACACCCGCCGCCCGCGTAGGGCCTGGTATAAAATGGAGCGGAGCGACTTCCCTAGAGGAGCGTTCCGCTCCGGTACTTTAGCGCGTAGGCGCGCAAAGGCAAGACAGACTTGACTTGCCGTGCCTATACCCCTATTTTATTAAGCGAAGCCCCTAGTTGTGTCCGAAGGAAATTTTGAGTTATCATCTCAAATTCGGTCTCTCTTGTCTATAAACGCACAACTCACACTCTAACCGTAGAATAAAAAAACTCCGAAATATTTTGTTTATTCAAAAATAATGCTTTCCTTTGCCCTTGTAGAATCCAACTCATTATTTTATTAACATTTTAAAATTTGTAATAGTTATGCTGAAATTTATTATTTCCCTTAAAGAAAAACAGACTGGTCGTGATGTTATGCCGCCTTATATTGTTAATTCTTTGGATGGTCTTGGAGCATATTCTGAGCGAGTTTCTCCGTTGGGTCTTATTGTTATTGTGGATTCAATTAAAGAAGAAAATAATTTCGTTGAACTTAAAACTCAATCTGATGAAAAGTAGTAATATTTGGAAAATTGTAATTGGAGCTGTTTCCGCTGCATTAGGTTATATTTTAAACGCTATTGGCTTATGAATAGTGCTCTTATGGATTTTCTTGAGTGCCTGCTGTGCTTTAATCTACATTTTTCGGTAGTAAGCGCTAAGCGTTCTATTGCTGAGAATGAAGCTGCTGGAGGTGTTCCTAATTCACAACATTTGGTTGGAGAAGCTGTTGATATTAAACCGTATGGTTCTACTTCTTATAATCGGTTGCTTGACCGTATTAATAGTTATTCAGAGGATACTCATGTGTTTGACCAACTGATATTGTATCCTACGTTTATTCATATTTCATTTGGTAAGCGTAATCGTCGCCAAGTGATTGATAAAAGAAAATGATTATGAAATTTACTCCTGATTTACTTAAGGCCGTTGACCATTGTCAGAATCGTTCTTTCATAACTAATCGTTATACAGGCCATCGTATTGCTGTAGATTGTGGCCAATGTGATTACTGTATTCATAAGCGTGCTAAAAAAGCGTCTATGCGCGTGAAGACCGCAGGAAGTGCTTTCAAGTATTCTTATTTTGTAACGCTTACTTATGATAATGAACATGTTCCTTTGATGAATTGTGAGGTTCTGCATAGTGAATATGAAGATGCTTTAAGCATTTCAGGAGATAAAGTTTTTGGTTATGAAAAACATTCGTATATCCCGGTATCCGAATATAGTTGTTCAGATACATCTCACTTGCGTCATATATTCTTTACACAAGTACAGGGTACAGTGCCGTATAACCGCGAATCATCTCAGTATGAACCAGTTAAGGATAATTGGTTTCTTTCTATGGATGCTATCCGCTCCTTTATTGCTAAGACGAAGTCCGCTACTCTTTATGGTAAAGAAGGAGAACTTTCCGCTAGATACGGAGATAACCTTATCCCTTATTTGAACTATGTTGATGTTCAGAACTATATTAAACGATTACGTAAACATTTACATTCAGCTTTAGGTACTTATGAGACGTTACACTTCTACGCTGTGGGTGAATACGGACCAGTCCATTTCCGCCCGCATTATCATATCTTATTATTCACGAACTCGAAAGAAATCTCAGAGATATTACGACAGTGTCATGATAAGAGTTGGAAACTCGGTCGTTCAGATTTCCAGATTGCCCGCGGTGGAGCTTCATCGTACGTTGCGAGTTATGTTAACAGCCTTAGCTCTGCTCCCCTATTATATCGATCATGCCGCGCATTTAAACCCCGACAGAGAGCGTCTCTTGGATTTTTTGAAAAAGGCGAGGTTTATGAAGAAGGTGAAGACGTCTATCACGCGATTGAACAAAAAATCGATTCTGTCATTAATGGACGAATCTATAACTTCAACGGGATTAGTATTAAATCAACTCCCCCCATGTCGTATGTCCGTGCCTTATTACCCCGATTCTCAAGTGCTCGCTGTGACGATGCTATTGCGATTGCTAGAATTATTCGAGCTGTTGCAGACGCGCCAAAAAGAATTGCAAGATTCGGTATTATAGATTATGATTCTGATTCTGTTTTATCTATAACTCGTGCTTATTATAG